AGGCAATCGAGGACCACCGCCGCCAAACTGTCCCGACATTAGTGAAACAGCCGTCCGGGAATTACCGGAATCACTGTCCCGACTTTGCGAAATACGCAGAGATCGTAAAGCTCATCGAGACGAAGCCCATCATCTTCGTCGATTCGATCACCGATCTCACCCGCCAGGCGATGGCGTGGGCGAAAACCAGACCCGAAGCCTACAGCGAGCGTACTGGCAAACCCGACACACGTGGCGCCTACGGCCTGCTGGGCCGGGAGGTGATCTCGCTTCTCAAGCACCTGCAGCACGCGCCGGGCAAGACGGTGATCTTCGTAGGTGTTTTGGAGAAGGTCACCGATGAGTTCAGTGTTACGACTTGGCAGCCGCAGATGGAAGGCTCGAAGGCGTCGCGCGAACTGCCCGGCATCGTCGATCAGGTGATTTCGCTGCATCTGTTCCGCCGCGATGAGAACGGGGTGCCTGTCCTCGACGAGACGGCGAGCGAGCGGCTGTTCGTGACGACTGCCGGCAATCCGTATGGCCTTCCCGCCAAGGACCGCTCGGGAAGGCTTTTCGTCACCGAGCCCGCTGACCTCGGCCGGCTCTTGTCCAAAATCAATCTCACCCAATCCTAAAGGAGGACTGCATGAACTTCGATTTCAACACGGCTGAGCCGCAGATGGTACTCGGCGATCTCATCCCGGATGGCACCTTTGCCAAGCTCCGAATGACTATCCGTCCGGGCGGTGCTGATGGTGCTGCGCCGATGGATGGCCGCCTACTCAAGGCCTCAACATCGTCGGATGCCAAGATGCTCGATTGCGAGTTCACGGTGGTCGAAGGTCCACACGCTAAGCGCAAGTTCTGGCAGATGTTCACGGTGGCCGGCGGCAAGCTCGACGAAAAAGGCCAGTCCAAGGGCTGGAACATCTCGAAAAGCGCGTTTCGCGCCATGATCGACTCAGCCCTGGGGCTAAACCCTGACGATATGAGTGAGGCCGCTAAAGCCAAGCGGGTGATCCAGGGATTGAAGCAGCTCGATGGCATCACCTTTGTAGGCCGCGTCATGATCGAGCCGTCGTCCAACCCGCACTACAAGGATGTCAATCGCCTCGCCAATGTCGTTGTGCCAGGGGAGAAGGAATATACCGCTCTCATTCGTAGCGAGCAGCTCGCACCCCAGCCGGTAGGCGCAAAGGCACGGAGCAAGGACACCACTTCACCCAAACCATCCACAGCGCCCGCCTGGGCCGCAACGGCAGTGCAGCCGTCCCAGCCACAGCCGCTTGCACCAGCAGCGCCCGCCAAACCGCCGGGTCCCGCTTGGCTCAATGGCTGAGATCGACGTGAGCGATGATGAATGGCAGGCGCACGTCACGCGTGAGGCGGCAAGGGAGATCGGCGAATGGCTCTCCGCAAGAGGCGCTGGAAAACTGCAAAGCCACATCGCATCGCTCACCCTGAGCGAACTCGAAGCCATGGCAGCCAGCGCCATTTCGCGCTGGATCGTTCTCCAGTCAGAACGTCTTGCGCAAGCGAACTGGCCTCACCAGGACCCGATCGGCAAGCTGCTGCTTGGGTGAGTCCTTGCGCAATTTGTGGGCGGCAGTCGCGCGGCTTCGGTTACTGCCATGGGCTGCGCTGGAATCGCCTTCCCAATCACCGTTTCTGCTCATGGACCTGCCTCGATGCCGGATCGACTCTCGCAAACAGGAATAACGGCATGATTGATAAGACCAGCATGGAAGCCCAGGCCATCAAGGAGGCGCGCCGTCCTTTCGCCGAGGTGCTCACCGAATTGGGATTGATGGCGCCATTCTTCAACCGCTCGGCTGAAGACATCGACCGACTGATCGAAGCCTGCATCGACGGCTTTCAGGAGTCGATGCAGCGGCAGGCGACCGCAATGACCAAGCAGACGCCACTCAACGACGACTTGCCCTTTTGAGGCTGCTTTCATGCTCATCGACCTCAATCACAAATCAGGCTTCGTCTATGGCAGCACATCAGTCCAGCACGCTGCGATCCAGATCAATGCACTGATCGATTCTGCTCTTGTTGCCGAGCGGCAGTCGCAGCCGCCCCGCACTTATCTCGGTGCTTCGCGAATTGGCGAGCCCTGTTCGCGCCGGCTGGCATTCGAATATTCCGCGACGCCTCCCGATGCGGGCAAAGATATCGATGGCCAGACCTCCCGCATCTTCCAGACTGGGCATCTCTTCGAGACACTGTCGATTCGCTGGCTGCGCTCCGCCGGGTTCGATTTACGAACGGCAAAAACGGATGGCAGTCAGTTCGGTTTCTCGACAGCGAATGGAAGATTCCGTGGCCATATCGATGGCGTGATCGTCGCCGGTCCCGACATCGGCATCTCCTGGCCCGTGCTCTGGGAGAACAAGTCGGTGAATGCCAAGGCCTGGAACGACCTTGTCAAGCGCGGCCTCGCTGCCGCCAAGCCGCTCTATTACGCGCAAATCCAGATCTACATGGCGTACATGGAGGTTGAACACAGCCTGTTCACAGCGGTGAACAAGGATACCCAAGAGCTGTTCCACGAACTTGTGTCCTTTGATGCGCGCCATGCCCAGGAACTTTCCGACAAGGCGGTTGCCATCATTCGTGCTGTCGAAGCGCACGAACTGCCGCCGCGCATCGCCGATGCGCCCGATTACTATCTCTGCCGCTTTTGTTTTTTCTCGCATCGCTGCTGGAAGCACCCGTCATGAGCGACTTCACGCCGTCCGACACTCAGGCGCGCGCCATTGCTGCCATCAAAGACTGGTTCCAGAACCGCACGCGTGACCAACAGGTTTTCCGGCTCTTTGGGTACGCGGGAACCGGGAAAAGCACCGTGCTCAAGTTCGCTCTCGACGAGCTTGGCCTCGATCCGCACAAAAGCGATCGCGACGGCGGCGCCTGCGTGCCCGGTGTCGTCACTGCGACATTTACGGGCAAGGCCGCCTTGGTGCTGCGCCGCAAGGGGACGCCGGCGCGGACCATCCATAGCCTGATCTACAGCGTCATCGAGGCGACCGAGCAAGAAATCGAGGCCGCGAAGAAGGCGATCGAGAAAGCAGAGAATGACGCCAGGTTGCTGGGTGGGTTCGAGCGCACTGCCGCCGAAGCCGCCATCGAAGCGATGCGCCAGTCTGTAGCCCAGATGAAGAAGCCGCGCTTCGCCCTCAACCCGCAAAGCGATGCTGCACAAGCCAAGCTGATCGTTCTCGATGAGGTGTCGATGGTCGGCGAAGAGATGGCCCGGGATCTCATGAGCTTCGGTAAGCCCATCCTGGTGTTGGGCGATCCAGGACAGTTGCCCCCGATCAAGGGCGAAGGCGCCTTTACCCAAGCCGAGCCCGATATCATGCTCACCGAGATCCACCGCCAGGCGGCGGAGAGCGCCATCATCCGCCTTGCTACGATGGCTCGTGAAGGCCGACCCATCGGCTTCGGCCAGTATGACACTTATGTCTGGAAAATGCAGAAGTCGGACGTGGCACCCGAACAGTGCCTGCGCGGCGGTCAGGTCATCTGCGGCATGAATGCCACCCGGCTGCAGCTCAACAATGCCATGCGGCAGGCTGCGGGATTGGGCAACGGGTGGCTGCCGACCGGTCCGGGCGAGAAGATCGTTTGCCTCAAGAACCAGAATGACCTTGGTCTCATCAATGGCATGTTCCTGACGCTCGATGATGTTGTCGACGAGGGAATGTTGTACTTCTCCGCCAAAGTTATAGATGAAGACGGCAACCCGGTCGGCGCTCCAGGTGCCAACAACGAGAAGGCGCGTCTCAGGCTCTACAAGGGACACTTCCAGGATCATGTCGCGTTCGACCGGAATCGCCATGACCGTGATTGGAAAGAGAAGCGGCGTCTGACCGAAGCGACTTTTGGTTGGGCCATCACTGGGCACAAAGCGCAAGGCTCCCAATGGGAGAATATCATCGTTTGGGACGACGGGTTGGGCAAGACCGCCGAGGATCGTGCCCGTTGGCTCTATACCGCCATCACCCGTGCCGAGCGGGGCTTGGTATTGTTGGGATGATCGACCTCAACGATGTCTGGCAGCCGCTGCCGCGCCTTGATTTGCGCGAGGTGCGCGAGCGACTCTGCGCCATCGCGGATGAATGGCTGCCGGAGCTGTTCTCGCAAGCCAAGCTGTCGGTCGATCGCAAGACGCTCCGGTGCGCCGACTTGTCGGGCAGACCGCCGCGCAAGGAGGGCTCGTGCATTATCTACCTCAAAGGTCCACGCGCCGGCTGGGCTTATGATCACGCCACGGGCGAGAGTGCCGGTCCGATCGACCTCATCCACTATGCCACGGGTTTAACCCAAGCACGGTTGTTCGAGGAAGCCGCACGGCTAGCTAGACTTGGCCAACCGGTGCGCCCACGCGCGCCACCCGTGGCCAAACCCGACCATGTCCTGGAGGTGGCTCGTATCCTCAGCAGTTGCCAGCCCGTGGCGGGCAGTGTTGGCGAGGTCTATCTCGTCTCGCGCGGCCTTGCCGATCCTGTTTGCGAAGACCTGAAGTTCCACCCCGATCTCACTGACTTCGACAGCCGCCGTGGCTTTCCGGGCCTCGTGGCCATCGTTCGCGATGGCGCAGGCGAGCCCACTGGCGGCATTCATCGCACCTATCTCCTCGACGACGGCTCGGCCAAGGCTCCTCCGGGCAAGAAGATGCTGGGGCCCGTGGCGGGAGGCTCGGTACGACTGGCGCCGGTCCGCGAAGACGGTCATGTTGGAATCGCCGAGGGCATTGAGACGGCACTCTCGGCGCAAACCATCTTTGGCGTGCCGACATGGGCCGCTCTATCGGCCGATGGCCTGCGACGCTGGCAATGGCCAGTAGAAGCCAAGAGGGTGACCATCTTCGCTGACGCAGGCGAAGTAGGAATCCAGGCTGCTTCGGTTTTGGCAGAGCGACTGAATGCCGCTGGAATTACCAACAGGTTCATCGTGCCGCTCCATGGCGATGACTTCAATCACGATCTCCGACAGGGCGCTGCTCGTGAACACTATCAAACACCAGGGCCAGATCCGCCAGCGCCCGTATCGTTGGCGACTGTAGCTGAATTCGAAGCGGCGAGCCGCGCGCTGACCAATCCTCCCAACCTACAAATGCTCGGCACCATGCTGGGCCAATTGGTTCATGCCAGATTGGAGCCGCTTGCCGAACGCCAGGTGCTGGCTGCGATCAAGCGGACGACCGGCATCGCCGTATCGATTCTTGAACGGCAGATTGGCGAATTGCGTCGAAGGCTCAATGCAACAGGCGACATCAACCAACGCCCCGTTCGCGCTCGCTGGGCAAGCCAGCTTCTTCTTGATCTTGCGGGGTCGCCAGAGCGGAACGAGGCCAATGTCATCACCGCGCTCAAGAACGACGAAGTCTTTGCTGGCACGTTGCTCTTCGATGAATTCCGGCAAGCGGTGCTGGTGAGCCGAGCCCTGCCATGGGATGAGCCAGTCTCCATTGTTCCTCGCGCATGGACTGATGCCGACGACGTGCGCTGTGCGGAATGGCTGCAGCGGCATGAGATCAATGTGGCGCCGTCGGTGGTCAGCCGTAGTGTTGCGGCGATCGCACGTGACATCCGCATCCATCCGGTTCGCGACTATCTGAGAAGCCTTGCTTGGGACGAAACACCTCGCCTCGAAACGTGGACCATCGCATATCTTGGAGCTGCCGACACACAGCTGAACAGAGCTTTCGGCTCGCTGTGGATGATCTCCGCCGTCGCCCGCATCATGAAGCCCGGCTGCAAGGTCGACCACATGCTGATCCTGGAAGGGCCGCAGGGTGCCAAGAAATCGTCAGCGCTCAAGGTCCTTGCAGGCGAGGAGTGGTTTACCGACGAGCTTGCCGAGATCGGTTCCAAGGATGCAGCCCAACAGATGTGTGGCATATGGATCATTGAGATCGCCGAGCTTGATGCCATCAGCCGGGCCGAGGTCTCGCGCATCAAGTCATTCCTCTCCCGAGGTGTCGACCGCTATCGTCCGCCTTATGAGCGCTATGTCGTCGACGTGCCCCGTCAGTGCGTGTTCGCTGGCAGCGTCAATCCCGACACCTATCTACGAGACGAGACCGGTAATCGCCGCTTCTGGCCGGTGCGTTGCGGGCGCATCGATCTCGACGCGCTTGCCTGCGACCGCGACCAGCTCTGGGCGGAGGCAGTCGCGCGGTACCGCGACGGCGCAATCTGGTGGCTCGACGAGCCGGGACTGATGGCGTCGGCCAAGGCCGAGCAGGACCAGCGCTACCAAGCAGATGCCTGGGATGCCCGTATCGACCGCTGGCTCGTCTACGAGCGTCGAAGCGTCAACCACGGTTATGGAAGCTATGCCGATTGGCGCGAAGAGGAAATCGAGCGGCCGAGCCCGCTCACGGATACGACTGTCGGCGAAATCCTCGAAGGCGCGCTTGCTATCGAACCCGCGCGCTGGACGCGGGCCGACCAGATGCGGGTCACGGCGTATCTGAAAGCCCGCAACTGGGAGCGCTATCAGGTCCGAAAGGGTGAGGTTCGCGAGTGGCGCTACCGAAGACACTAGTCCGACTCTGGCGATCCAAAGCAATAGACCCTGGAGACGCTAATCTTCAGCAGTTCCCGGGTGCGGAAATTGTGGCTCCTATTCTCCGTAAGAAATGCGGAGAATAAACTTGAACTTGCGGTGATTAGCCTCCATAATATCCGCAGAACGTGCGGAGATTATGCCAATTTATATCCATCAATTGCCAAATTGGCCGCAATTTCAGTGGGATCAGAAGGCCTTGGCTGGTCCGCTGGCGGCCCTACGGCACCGCCAGGGGCGGTTTGTCGGGCGCATGGAAGGCCTCGGCTTCCGCCTCCGCAACGAGGCCATGCTTCAAACGCTCACCCAGGACGTGGTCAAGTCGAGCGAAATCGAGGGCGAGATCCTCGACAGGGAACAGGTGCGCTCATCACTGGCGCGCCGGCTTGGTATAGAGATTGGCGCGCTGATACCAGCCGACCGCGACGTCGAGGGCATCGTCGAAATGACGCTCGACGCGACGCAAAAATATGACGAGCCCCTCACCGAGGAACGCCTGTTTGCCTGGCATGCGGCTCTGTTTCCAACCGGCCGCAGCGGCATGCACAAGATCGCAGTCGGCGCTTGGCGCGACGACTCGACTGGACCCATGCAGGTTGTCTCAGGCGCGATCGGCAAGGAGCGCGTCCACTACGAGGCGCCGCCCGCCGCAAAGCTTCCTGGCGAAATGCAAGCGTTTCTCGATTGGTTCGAAACGAAGGACGATACCGATCCTGTGCTCAGAGCTGCCATCGCCCATCTCTGGTTCGTGACCATCCACCCGTTCGATGACGGCAACGGACGCATTGCACGCGCTATCGCTGATATGGTGCTCGCTCGCTCCGACCACAGCCCGCAGCGCTTCTACAGCATGTCGGCGCAGATTCGGCAGGAGCGCAGTGCGTATTACGACATGCTGGAGGCAACGCAGAAGGGCGACCTTGATATCATGGCCTGGCTGGAGTGGTTCCTCGCTTGCCTGAATCGTGCGCTTGACGGCGCAGAGGACACACTCGCTGACGTGCTCCGGAAGGCCGAATTCTGGAAAAAACATGCTGGAGCCACCTTCAACGACCGCCAGCGCGATATGCTCAACCGGCTGCTCGACGGGTTTGAAGGCAAGCTCACGACCTCGAAATACGCAACCATCGAAAAAACCTCACCGGATACCGCGCTGCGCGACATCATCAATCTCGTCGAGCGCGGCATCCTCAACAAAGATGCGGGCGGCGGCCGAAGCACGAGCTATTCGCTTGCCGAGAAATGATCCATGTCACCAACCCTGCATGTGTCACCAAGCTCTGGCCGAGGTTGGTGACACGAAAATTGTTGCAAAAACAACGCTGTCACCAACATCATCACTGTCACCAACCTTCTGGAGAGCCACACGCGGAAAAGGGCAAAGCGACGAGATATATTGCGCCCCTATTGAAATGTTTGAATCCCCGTTGGTGACGCCGAGGTTGGTGACATATGTTTCTAAATCGTTGCTATTTCTGCATTAATCTTGTCATCGACCTGCGCGAAGAGGTGCCATTGTCACCAACCTCCAGCGAATTCGCTATCACATCATTTGTGAACAGCGCGTTTCGCGTTGTCAGCAAGGCAATCGCCAAGTAGGACTGTTTCGACCAAAGCCGAAGGCCCACGAACCGTGAGCCTTCACAATGAATTCCATTCCATCGCCTTCGCCTGCAGCTTCGAGTTCGCCGCCAGCGGTTGTCTCTTCGAAACCCATCGTCGCTCCCCCATCGACGATTCTCGCGCTCGATCTTGGCTCCACCACGGGTTATGCGATCAGGCCCACCTCCAGGCCGGTCGTCAGCGGCACCATGTCCTTCCGCCCGAACCGCTTCGAAGGCGGCGGCATGGTGTTCCTGCGCTTCAGCCATTGGCTCAGCGAGTTGAACGAGACCGCCGGTCCGATCGATCACGTTGTCTACGAGGAGGTGCGCGCCCATCGCGGTACTATGGCTGCCCACGTCTATGGCGGCTTCCTGGCGCATCTCACTGCCTGGGCTGAATTCCGCGATGTGCCCTACCAGGGCGTGCCTGTTGGCACCATCAAGCGCTTCATCGCTGGCAAGGGTAATGCCGACAAATCGCAGGTGATCACAGCGGTGAAGGCGCGCGGCTTTGTGCCGGCCGACGACAACGAAGCCGACGCAATCGCCATCTTGCTGTGGGCCATTGAAACCAACGGAGGGGTGCGATGAGCAGAACTGCCAAACGTCGCAAGGTCGCCATCACCCTCGCTGGTCCCGACTTCCGGGCCCAGCATCTGCATCTGCGCAAGGTGCGGGAGCTCGATCCCGACGGCGAGGAGGTCACGCATCATCGAACCGTGGATACGCTCGGTCTCATGCTGCAAGCCGGGAACATCAGCCAAGCTATGCATGACGCGGCTCGTGAGTTCCACAAGACCTTCACCTTTGCTTGCCTTGATCGGCTTGGCACGATCGATCTGGAGCGGTCGGTGCGCGACGCAGGCACCGGCATGTTGCATGCCGACCTTACCGATGCGCAGGTTGGCGCACGGGAGAGGGTGGCGCGGGCGTTGGACGCACTCGGCGGCCACGGTTCGCCAGCGGCATCCTGCGTTTGGTATGTCGTCGGTCTGGAGTGCTCAATCCGCGAATGGGCGTTGAGACAAGGGTGGGGTGGCCGACCCGTGCGCCAGGAGAGCGCCCAGGGAATTCTGGTGGCGGCGCTGGGGGTGTTGGCCAAGCATTACGGGCACCGCGATTGAGGCGAGCGGCGGAGCGCATGAGAACAACAGCCAAGACGCAAGACAGGCAACTGAACTTCATGCCTTATCGAAGTAGATCAGTAGGTTACAAGCAATCTTCATGCCTCTTACGTTTTCTAATTGACGGGCGACCGACACAATCGGTAGCGTTTGACCATCACCACAGATGGGCATCGATACGACGCTCATCGCTCGACGGAACTAAAGCTTTCGGTCACGAAGCGCGCGGTACCACTTACTTCTCGATGTCCTCACGCTTGATGGTCACTCGTTTTGTCCTCGCTTTCCTAGGCAGCTTTTTCCCAGGCATCTTGATTAATGACTCGGCCGGAATGCCGAGACCCTCGTGCAGCCGCCACACCATGCGTAGGGTTAAAGGCCGTTTGCGATTGAGGACCTCATAAACACGGTTTCGCGTGCCAATGAAGCGTACTAGGTCGCGGGGCTTGAGGCCCTACTGCTCCATGTGGAACTTGATCGCCTCTATGGGATCGGGGAGGTCGACCGGGTAGTGCTTGGCTTCCCAGGCCTGAACCAGCGTGACCAGCACGTCGAGCCGATCGCCCTCAGGCGTGCCAAGGTTGGCATCCATAAGACCATCGATCTCCTTGAGGGTGCGGTGATAATCGCGCTTGCTCTTGATCGGTGTAACGTCCATCGCATCTGCTCCTCAAATGGTTTGCGCGTTAATCTTGTCATATTGGCGGTGCGTGCCGATGAAGCAGATGTAATCAGCCGGCAAGATACGCGAACAGGCGCGTATAATGTTTCAGAAACTCAGGCGCCCGTCACGCAGCGCGCGGTACCA